GCAAGCCACACGATCAGCCTGGGATGGCGCTGGATTGGTTTTGGGATGGCTATGGATGACCGCCACAATCTCGCCTTGATCTTCGACGGTGGCATAATCCAACGCGTCAAGGATGAAATGCTCGTCCGGTGTTTCGGCCAGATTGCGGCACGGGAAATACCGCTTCCTGCCCTTGACCACGGCCACAAGACCACAGGATTCCTTGGGGAACTCAGCCTTCGCGTGCTCCAGAGCCTGTTGTTGGATTGTTTCGGTGAGCTTCATTGCGTCAAGCCAGCACTGGGGAAGGAACCAAAGGGCAGCACACCGCCAGAACGGAAAACATACACATTCTCTGGTGCCGCAAATGTGTAGGTTTCTGAGTTAAAAGTTGGGATACCGTAAAAGCTGTACGCATTAAAAGTGTCGCCACTGTTTGGTGCGGAATAATTAAGCGTTAGCGTATTACCGCTGATCAACAAGATTTGCGCCTTGGCGCTTTTAGGAATACCCGGACCAGTGACATATTGACCTACAGCAAGGCTGCTTGTCTCTACAACGTCCAACACATTTGTCAGAGGCTCTATGACATCTCTATAGCCAATAGGCTTCGAAATGTTGACACCAAAAACTGAGCGGTTGTCGTAAACAGTCACTCGCTTTGTGGCAACAGTCAAACGACCAGCCTTTGCTGTAACAAGTGTCAACGTATCCCATAGATCCCACGGCTGCCCCAGCGTCAATGTTGTGCCGGAAATTGACAGGATGGTGGCATTGGGTGGCACGTTCGGTCCGCTGACACTCATGCCAATCACAAGGCCGCTTGTATCGCTAACAATTAAATCCACACGGTTGGCCTGTATGGTTCCAGTTTTTGTTGTGCTGGTGGTAGCTGTGGCGTTGGCGCTCATCGTCACAGTGGTGCCACTGACTGCACTCACCGTGGTGCCGGACGGGACGCCAAAACCCTTCACTGGCGCACCAACTTCAACGTCGAACGTCATACCGGCAACGGTCATCAGATTGCTGCCAGCCGTTACCGATGCCACGCGCACGATCTGACCAAACCGCGCATTGCAACTAGAAATACGTTTGCCGCATACATCAGCAGCAAGAGTGGCGACGTTGTTGTCGTTGGCATCAAAGTAAATGTTGCCGGTATATCCGCACTCGGCGCTGCGATATTTCCACTGGCAAATGTTGGCGATGATTTGACGCTTTGGAATCATCACGCCAGCCAGGTCAAATTTGCTAGCCAATTCAAAGCTGACGGATTCACGTGATTCGCTTGCTTTTCGATCTACATACCAGATCTCATCGGGGAACTTGGCATGAGGATCAGCAGCGGCTTCACCATCTAAATATTTTTTCAACGTGCGAATACGCTTGACTGTTGCACCACCCAAATCATTGCCAGGAGTGGTGGCATTAACAAGCAACAGCAATGTTGTAATCGTGCTGTCAAGGTTGGAAACAGTCAGGGTGGGGCGTGGCAATGTGCCCGTATTTGTGTACTCAAAACCTTCGGCTTTAATTGGCAGTCGAATGTAACTATTGCCGTTCCAAACAACGTTGCCAGAAACGTTTGCATTGCAGCCATTGTGCCAGCGATAGGTATCACTGCTGCCGTGCAACGTGCTATCCAACTTCAGCTCAAACAACTCAACAATGGCGCTTGGTGCAATCTGCGCCAGCTCTTCATAGGCGCTTGCAATCGCAGTCCAAACAACCGTGTTATCAGTAACCGTGCTGCCAATATCCGTTGCCCAAGATGGCTCAGTGCTGCTAGACGTCCCAGCCGTTGAGCACAGGAAAACAAGGCCGCTGGCCTGGAGAGTCGTGGCACGAACAATGTCGCCAACAACGTAAGCAGTGCTAGCAGTCCAAGCGGTATAAGCCATCAGGGTTCAAATACCTGGCGAAATGTCACACTAATTTTGCTGCGCTGATGGGAGTACATTTCACGCGACCATGAGGGGCACACCCATTTATACGAAGTTGCCGTATCGGGTGGTGTCCAATCAAAACTGGCAGCATCAGCGGCGCGAGCATTCAAAAAAGTTTCAATCGTATCGGCGTCAGTATCTGTTACATCGAAAATCAACGACCATTCTTTTGGGTTTTGATTCAAACCGTAGGTCAATCTTTGGGCGAAGCCATCACCGAACTGCACCGTGCGAACATTCGGTTGGCTGTTTTTATTGGCCGAATAAACCGGTTTGTAGGTAGGGAACGTAGCCATCAGACTCCTGCCAGTAGGCCACCAGGGCGTTTTTGTTTGATCAGCTCTTGCTGAACAGCGATGCCAATAGCTTTGCCCAGTTGGCTTGCCTCATCGCCATTACCTTGAACATTAGACCCACTGGCGTCAACATTGACAACAACATTGGTTGAAGAACCCATTTGATTATTGGGAATGATATTGCCGCTGCTGCCCGGCACAAACAGTTCAGGCCCACGTTCGCCTACAACGTAAGGCTTGTTAGCGCCAACAGGACCGCCAGCGGCTCGGCCAGGAATTAACTGCTGAAGACCAAAGCCCGTGACACCGGGACCTTGCATTGAAAATGCCGCAGGGCCAAAACTGCTGCCAGCATTCGTAATCGCAGTGCCGCCAAAACCAGCGAACATCCGAGCAATGCCAATAGCAATGTATTGGGCAATCATCTGCGCTGCAGTTTTAATTAGCATGTCGGCAATATTATTGAGAAACTCAGAAAAGACTTGTTCAGCGGTTTTGGTGCCACTGATCATTTCCATTGTTCCAGCAGTGACCATCTGACCAGCAGCGGCAGCGGCCTGACCGATTAACGGGTATTTCTCCAAAACCGCTTGAAGCGCCTTATCTTGCTGACCCAATAGATCAACATCAGTTCTAAAGGCACTTGTTCCGCCGGTGGCACCTGCACCAAAAATTTGAGCGGTTAAACCAACGCGCTTATAAAATTCTTCGTTTTGTTTTTTAAGTTCTTCCGTCTCAAATTTTTTAAGTTGCAACCTTTTAATCTCATCGTTTAATGTTATTAAATTAGTTCGCTGCTCTTGATTTTTAAGCTCTTTTATATCTAGCGACCTATCCTCGTATTCAAATTGAATGCGGTTGCGCTCTTGCTCGGCTTCGGTAATTGCACTGAGTTGCAAAATCTGACGGCTGTATTCACGACCAAGACGGTCACCCTGTTCAACAGATCGCTGCAATTCTTCTTGCAATCTTTTGGCTTCATTCGCAGCACTTTTGCCAGCTCCACCGCCGCCGCCGGCAGAGGGAGCCAGTAATGGCGGAAGTTTTGCAGTTCCCTTGGGAGCCTTGGGAATGCCAGTGCCGCCCATTTCGACGGTAACCAAAGAGCGGCGCAACCGTTCGCGGTACTGCTGAACTTCAGTATCAAAAGGATTGACAGCACGAGCGCCAAACTTTGCCCTTGTTCGTTGATTTGCCTCTTGATATGCCCTGGCTTCCGCTCCGATACGCGTGGCGTTGTTTAATCTTTCAAGTAAGGCGTTGACGCCATCAATTAAAAATTTAAATACTGGCTCAAAGAACTTGCCAATGTTCTGTGCAAGTCGTTGGAACGAATCCTGCAGAGTGCTTAATTTGCCTTGTAATGTTTCACTTTGGGCAATGGCGCCGTTGGCATATTTACCGCCAGCATCGGTTAATTTTTGAATTGCATATTCAACGGCTTGGGCGCTGATCTGACCTTTCTCTAGTGCCTTTTGGAACTCGCTTCCGCTTAGTTTGTACTCATCACGCAAAACCTTTTGCAGCGCAACACCACGCTCCTGGAATTGCAGCAACTCCTCGCCCTGCAATCTTCCTTTTGCCTGAACCTGCCCGTAGGCGGTCACCAAACCTTGTAATTCAGCTCCAGTGGCGCCACTTACATCGGCAAGGCGCCGAGTAGTATCAACAACTTTATTTGTTTCAACACCGAAAGCCTGAAGGCGCTTTGCCGAGTCGATTAACTCAGCACTGGTAAAAGGTGTGACGGCGCCAATCGCCTGCAACTCTTTAATAATTTGAGTTGCTTTTTCAACGCTACCAGTTAAGACCTGAAGACTTTTTGTTTGACTTTCAAGCTCAGCGGTTTGAGTAAAAACAAACTTGATTGCCTGAAAAGCCGCATAAGCGCGAACAAGTTGACCAACAGTGTTGTTGAGGGAGCTAAATGCACGCTCGGTTTGCTGCGCTTGATTCTGAACATCACGCAGCTTTTGAGGTACGCCACGTGTGTCTAGGTTGAGCGAAACATTGGCGACAGCCGACACGACTTACCCCCTTGCTTTCAGCAGTCTACCGCCGCCGCTTCATTTGACGTTCCTGCTCTTCGTTTTGCAGGTCAAAATACGCCGACCAAATCAGCAGCTCTTCTAACGTCACCTCTTGGTTCAATCTGGCAAGCGAATATCCCAGCTCCTTGGCAATCCCAAGCCTCAACAGCAATAGGTTGTCTTTTTTGACTTCAGCCTTTAGGGCTTTTCATGTCAACTTCCTGATCCTCCTCAGGGTTGGTGATGATTGCCAGCATCAATGCCTGCAGGTCGGTGTCCATTACGTCGTTTTTCAATTCAGCAATTTCGCCGGCCTGAAACAGGCGCTGACCCGTATCATCCATGGCCTTCGTAACCAGTAGATTCAGGGCAAAGCCGTTGGCATCATCACCACCGGGCATTTTTTGAGCGCGTTCACGCTCCGCCATGGTCAGGGCAGTGGCGTAAAACTCAAACTCTGTGCCGTCACTCAACTTGACCACTCGCTTGATCGGCGTAAGATTGGCAGCCTTTTTCAGACGGGCCAGAGCAGATGAACCAGAGACCGGCATAAAAATCGGGTATTTGTTATTACTTTAGGCATAAAAAAGCCCCCGGTGCAACCCAGGGGCCCTGTATTTGATCTGGCAAAGATCAGGCGGACTTGCTGAAGTCGAAGGTGGGGGCGCTGGTGGGACGGAAGGTCACCTCAACAACCTGAGCATCATCAGGGTTCACCGTAAAGCTGGCGGTCAGCAGGGTGGCTTCCATGGCGATGCTGCGGCTGGCGTTTTCAGTGCTCTGTTTGTCGATATAGAGCTTGAAGGCGGCGCCGGCCTGGGACTGCTGCAGCACATCTTGAATCAGACGGCTGGCAATGGTGGTGTCGTCGTCGGTAACGAACACGCTGGCAGAACCGTTGCCATCGGCAAAACCAGGGATGTAAGTACGGAAGGGAGCGTACTGACCGAGGGTTTGACCAATGGTGGTCACATCAATTTCAGCACGGCTGACTTCAAAGCTCCAGTTCTGCACTTGACCCACAGCCACGTAATCGGCGTAGGCAATTTGGAAGGCGTTGGGGCTAACAGCGGTGCCGTCGTCAGTGATCGCAATGGTCGAACCACCAGCGGTTGCAGAAACCTGCAGCACACCAGTAGAAGCGGTGTAGCCGATCACGTAGTAAGTAGTACCGGCGGTAATGCCAGCAGGCAGGGTGCCAGAGCCAGCGCCACCAGTGTTGACATTCACCACGCTGAATTTGACGGGATCGCCAACCTTAAAGTTCAGGTAAGTGGCGACGGTGATTTCATCAGTTGCGACGGCAACAGCGGATTCACCAAAAGTGGCCTGGGTGGCAGCGGGTTTGTAGTAGAGAGCGCCGGACGTACCGGACAGAACAGTAGCCATTGTTGTGAACGGTATGTGGCTGGTTTGATTCTAGCTTTGCTCAAAAGCCTCAAAAGCGATGGTCACCTGTGTCTCGAAAAACCCTTCCGGTGACGCTGGTTCGACGGTACTGGGTCCATTTGCAGGGTCAAATTTTATATTTTGTAGCTGCAAACGTGAAAACAGATCAATGCACCGTTGAGCAATGGTTAGACCGGTGCCAGGGCCTTGACCACGTG